GCATCATGGATGATATTACAGTCTTAGAAAAATTGAAGCTGGCGGATATGGCAGCACTTGATGGAGCTATTTCAAATACTAGAATATTTAAGCTTGGTAATTTAGATCATAAAATTGCACCCACCAAAGCAGCAGCTTCAAAGCTTGCTTCTATTCTACAGAATAATGTAGGCGGTGGTACAATGGATATTGTTTGGGGTCCAGATATTGAGTTGATTGAGAGCAATACTAATGTTCATCAATTTCTTGGTGAAGCAAAATATACTCCTCATCTTAATAATGTATATGCTGGATTAGGCATTCCCCCAACCCTAACTGGCACATACGGAGCTGCTGGTACTACTAATAATTTTATCAGCCTAAAAACATTAACACAAAGATTACAATATGGCAGAGATGTTTTAAGAAGATTTTGGCAAGAAGAACTCGACATGATCCAAAAGGTCATGGGTTTCAGATATTCTGCAAAAATAGAATTTGACAACATGGACCTAAGCAATGAAGAAGCAGAAAAAGCACTAATTATTCAATTGGCGGATCGTAATATTGTGTCTAACGAATTTGTACAAAAGAGATTTGGTGCTGATCCTGAGCTAGAAAATGTACGAGTAGAAAGAGAAAACAAGACAGAATCTAAGCTTGGACCATATGTTACTAATGATTACAATTTAAGAAAAGTAGCATTACAATTAGGGATTGCTACTCCTAGCCAAGTTGGATTAGAGCTTAGCCCTAACGACAATAATGAAAAGACAATGCTGGAACTAAAAAGTCAGTTTGCCCCCAAGAAAGATATTCAGGGAGTATCTGGTCAGGGTAGGCCAAAAACTTCTAAAGATAGCCAGCCAAGAAAACAAAAAGAATTTGCCCCACAGACTGGTGCCTCATTAATCATGAAAGCATTGGGCCTACAAGAACAAATATCAGACATTGTAAATCCTGTATTCTTAGAGTTTTTTAATAAAAAGAATATGAGAAGCCTTTCTCAGTCAGAATATGAAACAACAGATAATGTTAAGACATCTATCTTATTTAGCATTAATCCTTCAGATAATGTTACTAGTGAACTTATTAAGCAAAAGATTAAGGCATCTCAAAACCAAAAGACTATAAATAAATATAATCAGTTTTCTAAACAGATTAAATCCAATATAGATAAAGATCTAACAACAGAAGATTATAAACAATTAAAGGCGTATTTCTATTCAATGGTGTATGCTTGAATTTGGAGGCTAAAATGCAATTATTTCAACAAGAATATGATGATGGTATAGCAGAACAAATCATGGGAAATAAGTCCCTATCGTTTGCATCTGTAGTGGAACCTCTGTGCGTAGATTCCATTTCTAAACAGATGAAAGCTCTTGCTTCTATCAAAGACACAGACATGTATTATGTACAATCTATCTTGGTGTCTAGCAACTGGAATAAAAATGATGATATTTTTGAGCCAGAAGAAATATGGAAAGCAAAAGAAACACCAGAACACAAACCTACTAATTTAAATCATGACGAAAAAATTATAGTAGGCCATATTATTTCCAATTATCCTATTACAGAGGATGGTATTTTAATTGATAAAAATACTCCAGTAGAAAATCTTCCAAAGAATTTTCACATATTAACTGGCTCAGTAATTTATAAAGCATATACAGATCCCTCCCTTAAAGATAGAACTAGAGAGCTTATTGCTTCTATAGAAGAAGGAACGAAATATGTCAGTATGGAATGTTATTTCGATAATTTTGATTATGGAATTACAGATCCTGCCACTGGTTCCTATAAGGTTGTAGCAAGAGATGATAGTAGTGCTTATTTAACAAAATATCTTAGAGCATATGGTGGAACCGGAGAAAAAGACAATTACAAAATTGGTAGAGTATTAAGAAATATTACTTTTAGTGGTAAAGGTTATGTTGACAAACCAGCAAATGTTAATAGTATCATACTACAGACTAGACTGGATAATTTTGATGACATGAAAAAAGATGAAGAAAAAAACGTTATTTCTGAAAATAAAGGTGTATCATTAGATTACATAGAAACTCATACTGTGGAGGCTTGTATAATGAGCGAACAAGAAGCATTAGAAACCAAAACCGAAAAAGAAGTTACAGAAGAGCAAGTCGTTGCTTGTGAAGCTGAAACTACAGAAACCGTTGAGGCACCTGTAGAAGCTACAGAAGCCACAGAAGTTTCTGAAACCGCACAAACTGAAGGCCCATCTTTAGAGCAAGTTCAAGCTGAACTTGACGAAAAGACTAGTGTTGTTGCAGAGTTGCAAAGCAAACTAGAAGAAACTGAAGCCGCCATGAAGAAATACATGGCAGAAAAAGAAGAAGACAAGAAGAAACTAGAAGAAACTGAAGCTGCCATGAAAAAGATGGAAGACGAAGTTAGGGGCATGAAGAAAAAAGAACTTATGGCAAAAAGAACAGCTTCTTTAATTGACTGTGGTTTTGAAGCCTCAGAAATTGAAGAATCTCTTGCTGCTTATGATGCTCTTGATGACGAAGCATTTGATTCAGTTGTAGCCATGATGAAAAAGAAAATGGCTAAAGAATATGATGGCAAGAAAGAGGAAAAAGAAGCTGAAGCAGCTATGCCTCCAGCCCTCAAAGAAGCTTTAGATAAGAAAAAAGAAAAAGAATCAAAAGCAGAAAATGAATTTGATACAACAGAAGAGATTTTAGAAGAGGTTGAAGAGACCGAAGCTCTAGATCTTACTGTTGGTGGTGAAGATAATTCTGAAGCCAACACAACTAGCGCGGCTTTAATTGATTTTGTTTATTCTAGACTCGGTAAAAAACTAAATAAGGGAGAATAAAAATGGCTCTAAAACCTGATCGTATCGAACTACTTACTGATATCTCATTTTTCATGAGTGCAACTGGTACTAGAGGCGGCGTAGTATCTGTTTCAACAGCTTCAACTGGTGTTGGGGTTGCTATGGACGATGCTAATGCTGTTGTCGAATATGCCAGCAATCCAAGCGGTGCATATCCTGTCGGAGTATTACTTAATGATGTTGTAGATCTTGATCTAACTAGACAACACATTAACTGGCACAAAGACGAAGTACAAAAGGGCGGCAAAGTTACTGTCCTAAGAAATGGTCAAGTCACTACTAACAACATTGATGGCGATCCAGCTGCTGGTCAAGTCGCTTATGTTCATAGTGGCGGTAATATTAGTGCTACTCAAGAAACTGGCGCAGTTGCTGTTGGTCAGTTCTTAAGCGCTAAAGATTCCGACGGTTACGCTAAAGTTTCAATCAACGTCTAATAAATGGGAGAAAAAAACAATGTCAGCATCTTACGATAAATTTCAGCCTTCTCAAGAACTTACTGATCTTTTAATGCGCTCTGGCTCAGCAGAGAAGAATCAGTCTTTAGAAGCTAATGCACAGTTTGCCAAAGCTTTAGAACTCCCATTAAGACAAGGTGTTCTCAATGGAGATATTCTAGACGGCATTTTCGAGCCAGTTAGATTATCAGAAAGTGCCACTCCAGAATTTCCATTGGATTTTCTTGCTCCTGGCACTGAAAAAGATTTTGTTGCTTATACCATTCCAAATCACGGATATATTCCAGAGCGTCATGTCGAAGGCGACTATGTCATGGTTCCAACCTATGACATTGGTGCCAGCATCGACTATCTCTTAAAGTATGCCCGTGATGCTCGTTGGGATGTGGTTGGTCGTGCTATGGAAGTCATGGAAGCCCAGTTCGTTAAGAAGATGAACGACGACGGTTGGCATACCCTATTAGCAGCTGGTGTTGATCGCAACATCGTTGTTTATGATGGAGATGCTGAAAATGGTCAGTTCACTAAGCGTCTTGTTAGCCTCATGAAGACTGTTATGCGTCGTAATGGCGGTGGTAATAGCACTTCAAACAATAGAGGTGCCTTAACAGACCTATATGTTTCTCCAGAAGCCATGGAGGACATTCGCAACTGGGGTGTTGATCAAGTTGACGAAGTTACTCGTCGTGAGATCTACACAGCTGCTGATGGCAGTGTCAATAGAATCTTTGGCGTTAATCTACATGACCTAGACGAACTAGGTAGTGGTCAGGAGTATCAACTATTCTACTCCAATGAACTAAGTGGCACCATGCCAACTGACCACAATACCGAAGTTGTCGTTGGTCTAGACCTACGCAAGAGAGATTCTTTTGTGATGCCAGTTCGTCAAGAAGTCCAAATCTTCGAAGACGATTCGCTTCACAGACAGAAGAGAGCTGGTTTCTACGGTTGGGCAGAGCAAGGCTTTGCTGTTCTAGACAACCGCAGAGTCATTCTTGGTTCTCTCTAATTGTCTGAGTACTACTTCCTAGTAGAAAAGGGCTGGCACTTGCTAGCCCTTTTTTTGTGGGATTGTGTATATCTATAATAAAGAGAACAACACACAAGGAGAGAAATATGGCAGCCAGCCAGTATGATTTTAATATAGAACAAGGCTCTTCTTTTAAGGTTACAATAGTCTATAAAGATGCCAATAATGTCCCTGTAGATATTAGAGATTGGTGTGCTAGGCTGACATGGACCACGAATGTAGGAGATACTACGACATTTACATCAGAAAATACAGACCTTTCTCTGTATAATTTTGTCATAGCTAATGATGATTCTGGATTAATCACATTTGAACTACCGTCAAATACAACTAATGGATACTCTTTTAAAAATGCAAAATATGATCTAGAACTCCAGTCTGATGACGATATTTATACAGGAGGAGGTAAATACACTACTAGAATACTTTATGGTACTATTACCATATTAAGCAGATATAGCAAGTATACTGGTAGCCTGGAGTGTAATGCATAATGAGTACTTGCAGTGGTGATTTTAGCTTAGAAATCATAGAAAATAAGAATATTCTAGAGATAGAAAGCTGTACTAATTCCAGTAATCCTACTAATGTTATAGTACAAAACACATCAGATAGTATATTGGAAATAAACACTACTTGTGTAAACCCAGATCACCCAACTGTTTCTGCACCAAATTCTGTAGATAATAGTGGAAATATATTTATTCAAGATATTTTTCTAGACAGTAATGGACATATTACTGGTATTAATTCAGCAGAATCTACTAGTAGCAGGCCCAAGAGAACTTATAAGACCGTTTCTGTAAATTATAGTGTTCTTTATAGTGACGATCTTTTATTTTTAAATTCTTCGTCCAGTGAAATATATATTACTATGCCTTTGGCATCTGGTGCTGAAGGCTATACTTTTACTATGAAAAAAATTGCAGGTAATAATAATTGCATTATTCAACCTCAATCAGGAGAATATATAGATTCTCAAAGTGGATTCAATGTACATTATAATAATAGTTCTTTTTCATTCTTTTCAGACGGAAGTAATTGGTATGTTATATAGTGTATATTTAATTGATTAAATTTGGTTTTGCTCAACACTCAATACAACAATCGGAGAAAAAAATGTCTTACCATCCAAGCAGAGTTAATGATAGTGCTGGCTCAGAAATTCCAAGCGGAATTATCTTTTATGGCCACACCCCTAGCGGAAAAGTTTATGAAGCCAGTTCCGATTTTACTATCGGTGGCGGATATCTAAACGTTCCTAGTGTTATATTAGCCAATAACGGCACGATTGGCAGCCAGGGATTCCCTAATGCCATTACAATTAATAGCACTGGACATGTAAGTATTGGTAAAAACTTAATAGTAAATGGAGATACTACTACTGTTAACAGTACTACTCTTACCGTAGAAGATCCTATTATTATTCTTGGTAGTGGAACTCCTACCAGCGGCGATAATAGAGATCGTGGTGTGTCTTTTAATTATTATGATGGAGCAGCCAAAACTGGATTTTTTGGTTTTGATGACAGTACCGGTAAATTTACTTTTGTTCCAAATGCCACAATTACTGCTGAGGTTGTTGATGGCGCTAGTGGCACTATAGTTGCTGATTTACAAGGTAATGCAGATACTGCTAGTAGATGGGCATCTACTTTAACCTTGGAATTAGGAGATGAATTATCTGGTAGTGTTCAGTTTGATGGAGATGAAGGAACAAGCACATTAAGTGCATCGCTAACTAATGCTGCTATTACTGGTCTTACGGCTCTAAGTACGGCTGTCGATGGCTCAGATGACTATTTTCTTATTTATGATGATAGTGCAACTAGTCTAAGAAAAGTTAATCGTAGCGTCTTTGTAAGCGGCTTGGGCACGATGAGCAGTTTCGTCGTAACTGATGGAACTACTTCAGATACAGTTTCTGATGGTGGAACGATTACATTTAGCGATAGTTCCACTATTAATTTTGTTGTAAGCAGCGGAGTCGGAGTTGCTGCCTCATTGGTAGATGGTAGTATTACTGAAAGCATGCTAAAAAGAACAATTGAAACTATTAGCGCCAGTAAAACTCTTGATAAAGACGTCACACTGGTTAATACTACTAGTGCTAGTGTTACTGGTATTTTACCAGAAAACGCAACATCGGGCACGATAAAAACCGTTAAGAGAATTGATGGTAATGCCGCTTATGATGTTGTAATATCTAGAGCTGGAGCTGATACTATAGATGGTTCTACTTCTTTCCAGCTTTATTATCAGTTTGAAACTTTAACCTTTATTAGCAATGGGGCAGATTGGTATATAATCTAATATGTATAGTTTAACTTTACAAAATGCTGGTGGCAATAGTATTGTTACTAGCGGAGATATATTAGGTAGGTTGAGTTATGCTGTGCCTTCTGAATCAGATGGCGCAGCAGCCACCTATGTTGTTTCTCAGATATATTCTGTGGCCGAAGGTTCTTTTACTAGTGCTTCTAATCCAGCGGGGTTATTATTTGCTACATCCTCAGCCGATTCTGCTCCTGCTACTGGAAGAATTAAGATCTCTAGTGATGGACATTTTATTCCACTTGCTAGCGGTACCTATGATCTAGGTTCTCCTTCACTTCCTTTTAGAAATCTTTATATTAATAGTGGAAATATTAATTATCTAAATATTAATAGTCAATATGCTTTCCCTACCAGTACTGGCAGTGTTGGGGATAGCCTTGTTTACGCTGGATCAAACCAAGTAGCTTGGAGTGGCGTGTCAGCAGCTTTATCTGGTCAGCTAGACGGAAACTTAGATCTTAACAACTATGATATAGTTGGTACTGGTAACATTACGATAGACGGTAACGTTACTGCCGAATATTTTTATGGAGACCTAGACGGTGTTGTAATTACAGAATGTCGAAACGATACTGGAAGTACTATCGCTGAAGGCACTCCTGTTTATGTTGCTGGGTATTATTCGTCTAATGGCAAGCCCCTTGTCGCCCCAGCGGATTGTGCAAACGCCACAAAGATGCCTGCTATCGGTCTGCTTGCTTCAGAGCTTACAACTGGCTCAGAAGGCCACGTTCACGTTTTCGGTTTAGCACAGAATCTCCCAAGCGGTGTTACTAATGGCTTTAGTGTTGGAAATACAGTTTATGTTGATAATGGGGGCGGCTTGACCAATGTAAGACCAACTGGCGTTAGCGAGTTAGTTCAGAACATAGGGCGCGTTTTAAAAACTGGCACTAACGGCAGGATACTTGTACTTGGTCCGGGTAGAAGCAATGATGTTCCTAACAGTGGACATTTTGAACAGCTTACTGTAGATGGTTATACTGCGTTGGCGGTAGATAACGGAAA